CCGCCTGCCCTAATCCGATCGTGCACGATGGTGACACCATCCGCTGCGGAATCGAGCGGGTGCGCCTGGTCAATATCGATGCGCCCGAGTTGAAGGGCAGCGAGCGGTGCAGTGCCGCGTCGCGCAGGCGTCTCACGGGTAGCCGTAATCCGGCGTGGTGCGATAGCGCGCTAGGCGAGCGATCGAGGGACGCGCTCGCTGCGCTGGTTGCGCGCGGGCAAACCTCGATCGCGCCGGTCGGTCGTGATCGCTATGGCCGGCTGCTGGCGCGGGTGATGGTCAACGGGCGGGACGCCGGAGCCTATCTGATCGGTCAAGGACTGGCGCGGCCCTGGCGTTAGGCGCTCTGTAATTCGAGGCGCTGTTTCAGGCCCCCGGCGCCCATGGTGGTTTCAAGGCTTTCCACCAGCCAGGATGTGCCGTCGATCGCGCTGGTCCAGCCTGACAGGCTGGCCTTGGCATTGGGCTGGATCTGCATGACGGCGATCGCCAGTTCATAGGTGAAGGTCCGCTTGCCGCGCGCGCGCTTCTTGGCCTCGGCCGAGGTGGCCTGCTGGGCTTCTGCCTCGCTGGCATAGACGCGCTTCAAGCGTTTGCGGTTGGCGCCAGCGGTTTTGTGGGTGCGGCGTTGGCCGGTGCCGGAATCGTGCCACTGCGCCTCGGCCCCATCATACTGGCCACGATCAGCCTGGCGGCAGGACCAGGTCCAACCGCTTTGTCGGGTGAGCGTGATGGTAGGAATCGTCTTGCCGGTGGCGGTGGTGGCGCTGCCTACCGGCATGAAGATGAGCTGCTTGTTCTTCCACGTCGCTACGGCGTCATAGCGCTGGCCGAGATCCTTTACCAAGGCGTGGTCGCTCTTGTTGTGCTGCTCGAGCAGGGCAATGGCCAGATTGGCAAGATCGGGGTGCACCTGGGCCGCCAGGCCATTGCGCGCCGCGATGGCGGAGAGGAGGGCGCCCAGCGTGGTATCCTTCCACACCTTCACCCGGCGCTGGCGCGCGGTGCCGGTGAAATCAGCCGAGCGGGCGCGGATCACGATCTTGTCGGGCGGGCCGCTCTCTTCCACCTCGTCCACTTGGAACGCGCCCTTGTCGACCAGGCCGATGGTCACGTCGTCGCCGCTTTCCCAGCCCAGCGCCAGGCGGATGTAGCGGCCCGTGCTGGGCGCCTTCAGCTGGCCATCGTGGTTGTGCAGGGTGAGCGATAGCTCGTCTGCCTCCCCGCCGCGCTTTTCGGTGAGTGTCAGCTCGAGATAGCGCGGGTCGATCTTGTCGGCCAGATCGGTGCCATCGTCGAGAGTGAGGCGGATGCCGGCCTTGTTTGCGGCCATGGGTCAGGCCTTGCGCTTGAGCGTGACGGTGAAATCGATGCTGCGCGGGATACCGCCGGCCATGATGGTCTGGTGGGTGAGATCGAGGCCCACGATCACGTAATAGCCCCAGACTTCGCCCAAGCCGTTCATGAGCGCCCAGGCATCGCCAGTGTCGCCCATGCTTACCAGCGTATCGAGCGCGCTATACTTTCCCGCGATCTCCGGGATGCAGCTGCCGCCGATCGTCACGTCGTCGTCGCCAGGGCCGATGAACTGCACAGCCGGGCGGGCGCCAAAGCGCTCGCTCGCCTCGTGGCGCCACGTGATGCGCCGCTGCAGCTCCGAATAGGCGAGCGTGTCCATGCCGAAGATGAACATGCCCAGCGTCAGGAGCTGACCGGGAGTAGCGGCCGATGCCATCAGCGGCCGTCCGTGTCATAGCGCGAGCGGGTGGAAACGCCCTGGGCGGCTTCCAACTCGCGCCGCACCTGGCGTGCGAGATCCTTCACGTCCATGCCGGGGGCGGCGTGGACGTGGATGACGATGGAAGCGGCGGCAGCGGGCACCGAGTTGGCGGCGCGTGCGGCCGGGCGGATCGCGGCGGCGGGGGCCAGACGGGGCACGGCCGACGCGATCGAGGGCGAGAGCGAAAGCGCGCCGGCTGACGCCACGCCGATGGCCATGCGCCGCGCAGCCTGGGCCGCGCCGCCGCGCCCGCCGTCGATGCCCAGGCGCAAGCCATCGGTGATGTGGCCACCCATCGCCATGAAGACGCGGGACGGGGACTTGATTCCCAACGCCGCGGCGAATCGCGCTCCGACCGCCCCGGCGAGATCGAGAAACGCGCGGATCACGCTGCCGGTCATCGAGGCGATGCCCCGGATCAGCCCGCCGATGATGTTCACGCCAAAGCCGAAGAATTTGCCGGCAAGTCCTGCCAGGAAAGTGCCGATCGTTATCCAAGGCTGGATGAACGGCGCGGCGATGCCGGCGGCGGTGCGCACCATGCTCATCGTTGCGGCTTTGATTTGGTCCCAATGGCGATAGACCAGTGAGGCGGCGTAAACGATCGCGGCCAGAAAGGGCGTGAAGATGACCAGGGCGCCGAGGAATACGTTGCGGATCGTGGTCCAGTTGCGCTGGAAAAAGCCGGAGATCGGCCCCCAATAGCGATAGACCGCATAGGCAACGCCCGCCACGGCCAGCACCGTCAGGCCGATTGGGCCGGTCAGCAGCGTGAAGCCAGCGGCGAGGCGGGGCAGGAGGCTGGCCACCGTGCCCAGCGCCTGGGCGCGGCCGAACAGACCCCACAGCGTGGAAACCGGTCCCAGGACGCTGCCGAACGCGAATTGTAGCGCGCCGATACCGACGCGAGCCGTCACGGCGCTGGCCGCGATCGAGGCGATCGAGCTGGCCAATTGCGGATTAGCCGCTGCCCATTGGCCGACGCCGTCCATCGCATTGGTGATGGCGCCAAGGAAGGGCATGAACTGCGGCAAGAGCTTGGTGCCCACGACGATCGCCATGCGCTGCAGTTGGCCGGTGAAGTCCTTCCATTGCACGCTGGCATCGCGCGCCTCACGCTGGCCAAATGCGCCATCGACGGTGCCGGCGCTCTGGTTCTGAATCTGGCTGCGCATCTGCCGGTACTTGTCCATATTCTGGATCAGCGCGAGCAAGCCCATCTGCGCCTGCATATCCTGCACAACCCAGCCCAGCTTCTTGGTGTCGCCGCCGGTGGCCTTTTGCGTGACGGCGGCGAATGCCTCCATCGTCGTCATGCCCTGGGATTGAAACTTCTTCATGGCGGCCGGCAGATCGACGCCGAACTGCTTCTGAAACGCTGCAATCACGGTGGGCGAATTGATCTTGGACAGCAGGTTACCGATGTTGTTGGCCGCCTCGTCTGCGCTGCCGGCGGTATTCATGGCAATTTCGAGCGCGGCGGTAAGATCGGCCACGGCGGGGGTGCCGGTGTCACCCAGCGCCTGAAGCCGGGCGGTAAGCGCGGGGAAGTTGCGCGCCATGTCTGCCACTTCGAAGCTGCCGACGTTGGCGCCGGCCGCCATCATGTCGAGCGCCTTGGCGGTCTCGGCCAAGGGCACCTTGAGGTTATTGAGGTTGGCAAACGCGGCGGCGCTGCCATCGGCCAGCTCCACCTTGAACGCCGTGCCGAGCCGGCCGATCGGGCCGATCATTTGGATGGCCTGGCGCGGATCCATGCCCTTTGCTGCCAGGACATCGATGCCGGCGCGCATATCCTCGGGCAACTGGTGCGAGGCGCGGGCCAACTGCATGATGCTGGCGGCCATGCGATCGGTTTCCGCGTTGGTGAGCTGGGCCTTTTGCTGGATATCGACCATGCCGCTGCTGAAATCCATGGCGGCCTTGCCGGCCAGGATGAACGGTGCGGCCATGGCCACGCCCCCCAGCATGTTGTCCTGCCCCCGGCTTTTCATTTCCTGGCCGCGCCGGGCCATAGCCGCCACATCGGCGTTCACGGCGGCAAGCCGGCGCTGGCGCTGCAACTGGTTGTTCACGCCCTCAATCGAGCGTTCGAGTTGGCGCTCGCGGTCGATCGCCTCGGTCACGTTGCCGTTGCCCTGCTCGATCTGCCGGCGCGTGGCCTTGAGCTGGTTTTCCAGCTTGCGGTTCTCGCCGGTGAGCGCCTTGATTGAGGTGCTGCCCTGGCGGCTCAAGCCCACGATGTTGCGCAGCGCGCCGGACATCTTGTCGACGCCGATGAAGTTGATCAGCAGGGAGAGCTTGTTGCTCATGATGGCTTGTCCTTACTGCCCCACATGCGGTTCCAGCGGTCGATCGCCTTTCCGCGCCAGAGCATGAGATCGGCCAGGTCGAGTGCCTCGATCTCGGCCAGCGGCCAATGAAAGATCGCGGCGATATCGGCGATCATGTCTTCGGCGCGAATTCCCCGATCATCGCGGTCATCATCTTCCGCTCCGTCGCCGACATGAAAAAACCGCGCACCACTCCCGAGATCTCGGCCAGATCATCCGCGCCCAGGTTGTTGGCTTCGGCAGCGGTGAGCGGTGGGTTGGAGATGCGCGGGATCAGAGTGAGCATGGCCACCACATCGGTGCGCAGCAAATCCTGCAGCGTGAGGCCCCGGAGCGCACCGCCGCGCGGCTTGGTCAGGGTGAAAGACGCGATGGTCTGCTCACCGCGCGTGATCGGTTCGGACAGGTCGATCGTGACGGTGCTGGGATTGGCTTCGGCGGCTTCTGGCGGGGTATCGGCCATGTGCGGGGCTCCTGGTGGCGGGGGCAGGAACGACCGGGGGCGGTAAAGAACGAAACCCGCCCCCGATCACCATGACCGGCGCCCCGCAACAGGACCGGCATGGATTTGCGACATCGAATTTCTGGAGTGCGGCAAGCGCGTGCGCCAGTAGGGTGGCGGGTAGGGACGGCCATTACCGCCGCGTAAATTGGTAAGGCGCAGGGGCATTATTGCGTCGCGAGCATTATGGTTTGTGACGATCCTAATTCTTATTCGATAATTTGTCTTTCAAACGAATTAGTAAAATGTCCACGAAATTATATTAATAATACGTTTACGTTAATATTGACTTTGACTTGTAAATTATTTAGATCATGAGTAAAGCTCATCCGAAAAGGGCTATGATTATGACCTATGTCGATTCCGCTGATGCTGTTCCGGCGACGAGCCGCTCTGATTTGTCAGCACGGCTCAACAAATCTTTGATGGTCTATCTGTTGGAAGCTGGTCGGCAGGGTTATTTCTATTTTTCCACCGCGAACCTGGCAAGCGCAGTCGCTGCCGATACGGCCCAGGCCTTTTACGTGCCGCCTAGCACTGACCTCAGCGGCGCGAGCGGCTCCTGGGTGCGTGCGGGCGGTTCCGATACGATTGCCGACGTGCGCTGGTTTGGCGCGGTAGGAGATTCCTACGCCGACGATAACACTGCGATGCAGGCGGCAATTTCGTGGCTCAATGTCAAGCGCGGGCGCACATTGCAGATTCCCGCCACGGATGGAGCCTTCACGTTTTCCCAAGACCTGGTAATTTTGCAAGACAATGTGCGGATTGAGGGCGTGGGCGGCTACGGTAGGTTGCGGGGCAACGGTGGTATGAGGATCGTGCTGGGCCAATCAATCCCGGGCGATCCCGATACAGCGGGCAGAGTCACCAAGCTGGGCACCAAGGTGTCCTATTGCACGCTCTCTTCGCTGGCGATCCAGCCGCAAGGCAATCACCCACGCGAATGCGTGCTACTCGACTATGCAGATAGCACCGTCATCGAATTTTGCGACATCGGTCCTTCGACACAGGACGGCAGCACTTTTACCGTTGGGATTAAGACCAACTGGGTTCAGTGGGTCTATATTGATCGCAACCAGATCAACGTGAACGGCGCCTGCCTTTGGCTGCGTCGCCCGACCACGCACACCCAGAACGAAGATCACTTTCACATCACCCGCAACCAGCTCTACATCGGAAAAGTCGCACCGACTGATGGTTCGACCCCGGCCAACATCGTGATCGAAGGCGATCCGAATTGCAGCTATGCCATGTTCGAATTCGAACTAAGCGGCAACCACATCGGCAAATTTCTGGGGGGCAGCACCGCTGCTTCCACAATGACAGGGGGGGTGCGCCTGGTCGGGAGCGACCCCAGCGGAGAATTCCGCAGCCTGCACAACGCCTGCATCCGAGACAACTTCTTTGAATACGTTAACTATCCGATCGATTTCTTGCGTGGGCTTTCGGGTGCCAACGATTCCAGCGTGATCGATTTTTCGGGAAATACGGTGCTTTCGGCCAAATTGGTGTTCAATGGTAGTGGGATCAATAAGCCAGCCGCCACGCTCGGTGCCAATTATTTCCTGCAGTGCGATACTTTGGTCGACGGAATGAGGTGCTTGTTCAACGGTTACAATCGCAGTTCGTCCGTCGCAACGCTTTCGGTTCAGCCGCTGAACAATCATCGATTCAACCACAAGCAGACGGGCGCCGGATCTTTATCTGGCGTACGGCTTGAAGCGCGTGGCACCACGGCGGCGGCGGCCGGCCAGACTTTTTTGGATATCACCCACGGACTTTCAATGATCCCTACCGATTTCAACGTTATCGCAACCACGTCGGGATGGACGCCAAATTTTTGGGTTAGCGCGGCTACTGCCACTACATTCCGCATCAATTTTGTTGATCCAGGAGCAACCAAATATTTGCGTTGGACGGCCAGCGTGGCTGACGTTTGAAGAGACGCCTGCTTGCGAGCCGACGCAACGATCGGTTCGCAAGCATGTCGTGGCAAATATTCAAAAGGTTCTGCGTGGTGGCTCATTGGTAGAGACGCCAGCCGGATCAGCTGGTGAGGATGGCCATGATCTCGGCATAGCGATCGACGCCATCGACGCGGAACACGCCCGCGATCATGTCGATCTCGACCTCTTCGACGCCGTCGACCACGCGGCGGTAATAGGCCACCGCGCACTTGTATTTGTGCTCGGTGTCGTCGCCGGCTTTGGACTTGCCCAAGTCGATTTCGGTGTATCGGCCGCCAAGGTAAATCTCCACGGCCTGGGCTGCGCTGCCGTCATCGGCCTGGTATGCGCCGACGAGGCGCAAGGGCGCGCCGGCAACGTCGGTGGTGCCAAACTGGCGGATCAGTTCGGGCGTGTGGCCGCCCATCGTTACCGTGGCTTCCTGGGCTTCAAGACCCTTGTCGATCTTGATCGGGCCGATCATGCCGCCGCCGCGCCAATCGTCGGTCGCGAGGGCCAGCTTCGGCTCTTCGAATTCGCCGATCATGCCCAGCCAGCTGTTGTTGGCGCCATAGGCGTTGATGTTCTTCAGTTTGCGCGGAAGGCCCATGGCCAGATCCTTTCAGGGGTGACGCAGGTGGGAGGGATCAGCCGGTCACGCTTGCCGCGAAGCCGGTGTAGTAGATGTCCGTAATTACCAGGTTGACCTGCGGGTTTTCCATTGGGGCGCAGGGGGTGAACTGGATGCGGAATTTGGGGCGGCCGGCGGCCAGCTCGGCCGAGGTGTTGGCATCGGCATCGAAAAATGCCTGCGCGCCGATCACCTTGCCGTCGCGAACCAGCTTGCGGAACTGCGCGTTGACCGTCTCGAGCTGGTCCTTGATCAGGCCAACGGTCATGGGCTGATCAAAGAACGGGCTGAACGCGGC